GAGGATTACAGCGGCTCTGAGTACGTCGAGGAATACGCATACGAGGATTACGGGGACGTAGGCTACTACGAGCCGGACTACTCGGCATATAACACCGACGGCCCGAGCCACACGATGCCCGGGCATTACGACGGGCATGTGGAGACGTACTATAACGCGTCGAGCCACTTCATGAGCGGAGATTGGACGCTCGACGACGAAGGGTTCTACCACGACGAGAACGGGCGCTACGTGATCGGAGTCGGAGCCGACGACATGGACTCGATGCCCTATGGAACCGTCGTGCAGACGGGCCGCGGAGAAGCTGTTGTTTACGACTATGGGACCGCAACTGGCGTGCATGATTTTGCCACTAATTGGCAATGATCAGGAGGTAGGTAACATGGCTGATGAAACCTGGAAGCAAATCGAAGGATACGACTATTACGAGGTGAGCAACCTCGGGCGAGTTCGGAGTCTATCTCATAAGACAAAGAAACCGTGCAGATATCGTAAAGGTCGAGTGCTCTCGCAGACCAAGGTGTCAAACGGTTATATGCACGTGACTCTAACTCAGGAAGGCAAGAAAAAGAGTAACTACAGCGTACATCGCCTCGTTGCAAAGGCTTTCCTGCCAAACCCAGACAACAAAGCAACTGTGAACCACAAGAACGGAGACAAGGCAGACAACCGTGTGGAGAATCTTGAATGGAGCACACCAAGCGAAAATTCGAAACATGCGTATACGGTTCTCGGACACAAGGCTCCAATCGTTCATAACCATGGCCGGAGAAGCAGCAGGAGGTTCAGCGATGAACAGGTCAGAGCGATAAGGTCAGATACGAGGCCGCGCTCTGTTATCGCCGAGGAATACGGCATTCACGTCATGACGGTCGGAGAGATCAAGAGACGCGAGCTGTTCGCAGATGTGCCCGACTACGGCACGGCCACTGGCGTGCATGACTTCGCGGTCGTGCGGTGATGCGGAATGAACAACAAGAGAATTATCGACGTAACGTGCGGGAGCAAAATGATGTGGTTCGACAAGAACAATCCAGATGTCGAGTTCTGCGATAACCGCGTTGTCGATAGACATGAGTATTACCCAGGTTGTTATTTTGAGGTTAATCCAGATACGGTCGCAGACTTCAAAAGCATACCTTTTCCCGATAACACGTTTTACTTATGCGTGTTCGACCCGCCGCATGTTGACGATGCGTCCGATAAATCAATTACAGGCTTGAAATACGGATGCTTGCACGGAGATTGGCATGAGGAAATCAAGCAAGGTTTCAATGAATGTATTCGCATACTGAAGCCAAATGGCGTGCTTGTATTCAAATGGAGCGAAAGAAAGTTCCCGCTATCAGAGATACTTCCGCTTTTCTCGCAGGCTCCTCTGTTCGGTCAGAAGATTCGCAAGAACGGTAATACGCATTGGCTATGTTTTATGAAGGAGGGCGGCGATGAATAGCTTCGAGTCTGGCGTCGGCGTCGGCATGGCCCTGGCGCTCGCGATGCTCGGCATCATCCTCAAACTGAAGGGGTGGATATGAAAGACTGCAAGGGACGCTACGTGCCATGGATATGCGGCTTCTGCCCGAAGCTGCGCGTATGCAGGTTCTTGCGCCTGGGGCGAAAGGCGTGATACGTGATGGAGCAAACCGACGTATTGTGCGTGGTGTGCATGCTGGTCACGCTCGCCAACTTGATAACGGTGCTGACAATCCTATGGAGGTGAGAGAGTTGGAATACGTATGGGCCAGGAGGCCCGAACCGCACTCGGTCCCCGAGACGTTGGGGACCAGGTGCGACAATTGCCCCGACCTGAGCTGCATACCGCAGGAGAAGTCGAAGCTGCGCAAGTGGCGCTACTTCTGCGAGTCGCGACACGAGACGATCGAGGACATCTGGAACGTGAAGAAGAAGGACTGCCCGAGGGGACGCGATTTGCCGAGGAGGAGGATGAAATGAGCAATGAAGACCTGCTCGCCTGCCCGTTCTGCGGGAGGCAGCAACTCAGAATCAAGAACAGCTCGAATTGGGGCTGGTTCGTGTCGTGCGGATGCCACGCCGTAGGACCGGGCAAGGATTCGAGGGAAGGCGCCATCAAGGCGTGGAACACGAGAGTCGAGCCGATTCAGGGGAGGCTGCTGTGAACTGCCCGAACTGCGGCGCCCCGCTGAAAGGAGGCACGTGCGAGTATTGCGGCACGCTCACGGAGGTCCCGTTGTCGGTGATGCTGGGCAAGAAGGTCAGCATCGTGTTCGAGTACGACGGGCGCAAGGTCGGGTTCGACACGGTCATAGACGGCCTGGAAATAAACGATGAGGGGTACGCCGATAGCTTCTACGCGTTCGGCGGGAACAAGGTGCATACGATCTGGAACCCGAGGTACACGATGGACTTGAGGGGCACGCTCGTGCCGCAACAAGTCGCCGACAAGGGGTACGTGCTCATGACGGAGACAATCAAGGCATAGGAGGGGCTATGGAGCTTAAAGTGAAGCTGGAAGAAGGGGCTGTTCTGCCGAAACATGCGAAACCAGGAGATGCCGGACTCGATTTGAGCAGCATGGAGAGCGTAGACATATGGCCCGGCCAGACCGTGATGGTAGGCACGGGCGTCAGCGTCGAGATACCAGATGGGTACTTCGGGCTGGCCGCTCCGAGGTCGGGGCTGGCCTCGAAGTTCGGCGTTACGCTCGCGAACGCGCCTGGAATCGTCGATTCTGGGTACAGGGGCGAGATCAAGGCCGCATTGCACAACATGAGTCACATGATGCACCATGTCGAGAAAGGGGAGAGGGTCTGCCAGCTCTTGATAGTGCCAGTCGAGTCCGTCACGTGCGTCCAGGTAGACGAGCTGTCCGAAACCGAACGCGGTGACGGTGGATTCGGGTCGACAGGCAGTGAATAGCCAGTTCACCGTGCTATACTCATGATGTACCGCAAACGGGACACTTAGGAGCAGGCCATTACATCCACCGGACAGAGGCTTTCCGAGAAACTTGCAGAAGCGGGCATGAGCAAGCGACAGCTCGCCCGCGAGTCGCAGGTCAGCTACCGTACCGTCTGCCGCATAATCAGCGGGGACAGGCTTGGCAACTTGGACACTTGGATGCGCTTTGCGGAAGCCTTGGGGTGTGATTTAACCGAGCTGATAGGGGACGGCGATGGGTGAGAAGTCGTTTTTCGACAAGGATAGGGTAGACGAGGGCATCAAAGCCGTCTGTGACGAGATGGACAAGCTCTGTCTCACTCTCGTGGAGCGTTGGTGGGTCGTAAGCCATATCGAGAAGGCCGCACGTGCCGTCTTGGGCGATGGCTTCGACGATCTTGCCGCGAAATACCCAGATGTTTTCGGCGGTGAGAGCGGTTAAGGTTAGCGTTTGGCTATTTCAACGCCGATGGCATGCGGGATTCCAGTAACGAGTGCGTTTCCCATGCAGAATGCCCTATGTCCGTCACTCATTCCATCAGTCCAGCCCTTCGGGAACATCTGCAACTGGTCAAGCTCGTCAGGAACGAGCCTTCTGAGCCTTCCAGAGTCACCCTTGACGACATGCTTCGAGCGGTTCGGCGTCTTGCCGCCTTCCGAGGTGAGGATGGTGCGTGAAGGCTTGTCGATAGGGTCGGGGAAGGCAACGGGTCCTTCGGTGTATAGGTATTCGTAGCCGTTCTTCGCCACACGCGGCTCCTTCTTGGCTCCTTTGAGGTATTCCCAGCGTTCAAGCGACTCAGAGTCGATGAAGAACTTGTCTGGAACATCGGAATCGGGAACGAGGACGTCGCCGAGCGTTGTTCTCGACCCGTCGTATTGCGGTTTCACGTTATACGTTACACCTATGCAGCCCCACATGCGTCCGTAGTTGAGGAACGGGCTCTTCTTCTGTTCTCCGAACGTCTCGGAAGCCTCGAACGGGTCGCTTGGCACTTCGAACCCGGTCGCGAACTCTCCTTCAGCCGTTCCAGGGAATGCATTGGCGATTACTGGATTGTTGTCTGATGCGTCTAGCTCGGCGAACACGTATACGCGCCTTCTGCGCTGCGGCATCCCGTAATCTGCTGCGTTCACCACCTTCCATTCGACCATGTAACCTAATTGTGCGAGGCATGACAGCATGATGGCGAAGTCACGGCCCCTTTGCGATGTCGGTGACTTCAGTAGCCTGTCAACGTTCTCCAAAAGCACGTACTTCGGATGCTTTAGGCGAATCATCCTGTGGATTTGCCACCATAGCACGCCTTTTTTGCCTTCGATGCCCTTCGCATGGGGTGCAGGCTTGCTCACGGAGTAATCCTGGCACGGAAACCCTCCAACGAGCATGTCGAAGTCTGGAATCTCCATCTTTCCAGCTTCGAACTCGTCGAGAACCTTTTCTATGTCCTCGTTGACGCATGAACCCTTTCCGAAGCGCCTTTCGTAGCACTTCCATGCGAACTGCTTGGCTTCAGTTCCGGGCGGTTCCCACTGGTTAGCCCAAACCGTCTTGAAATCACCTGCCGACGGCATGTAAAAGGCGTCTCCTGGTTTTCCGTAGCCTTCGAGACCCAATCGGAATCCTCCGACGCCTGCAAACAACTCTGCGACGCGAATCATGGCATCGCTCCTCTCTCTTCTATTCAGTTGATGTTATCAGATTGCCTTGCGCTGATCAAATGCGAACGATGTGTCCGAGGTTGCGCCTTCCGACGCGCTCGTGCTCTACGCGGAACGTTTCGGGTGCTTCAAGGCCGACAATTACCAGCGGCGCAGTCAACAGCATTCCCATCGGTCTCAGCAGCCTGATGTACTTCTCGTAAGTGCCGATTGCGTTGTCGAAACCGCCAGAGGAGCGCATGTCTTCGGTGGCCGTGATTATCACGCCGATTTCAGTCTGCAAAGCCTTCTCGACGTGGTTCAACTCGCTCGCCAACGTTGGTTTGAGCAGGTTCCACGGTGCGTCGTTGGCGTGGTTGAACGCAACCTCGACGCTGAACGGACCCCTTGCGAAGTCGAGCCTGAACACGCCAGCTCCCGAAGAATACTCCTCCTCTGCGAAGATTGGTGACTCAGATGCCCAGCCGAGCGATTCGAACTCCTCCTTGAGCAGCTTGTTGAGCGAATCGGAGATGGATTTCTTCCTGCCTTCACCGTTGGCAGCGAAGTGTGACGTCAAATCGTCCTCCGACACCGACCAGATGGCGCGGGTGACCTCCGCCCAGTACGGGCGGTACTCCTCGACGTTCATGGCGAGGTAATCTCCGTGCCTGAATCCGTGTACCCTGAAATCCATGATGAAAGTATCCCAGAACGACATCTCGAGCACAAGCTACCTCACCCTATGTCCCGTCGCCGACTCGATGTCTCCGTTCGATACCGAGACCATCGTAGGGGCGAGCCACTTGAGGACGAGTTCCCTGTCACCGTCCCTCGGGCCAGTCCAGTAGTGGTGCCAATGCGCCCTCCTCATGTGAGGTCTCTTCGTTCCGCCCTGATGCTGTTTGCGCTCGAACTTCACCCGCTCGTACGCCCTCAGCTCGGAGCCGATTCGGTATCCGACGTCGTGCCACGTCGCGTAGCTCCTCCGCTTTGCGTTGTTCCTCTTCAGCTTGCCGTTCGGCTTGTACGAAGGAACTATGTCGGCGTTCTTCGAGCAGATGTACGCGACTCCGTTCGCGACTATGTCCGGGTCGATTTGCTTCGAAAGCACGTCGCTGCGCATCTCGCCTTCAGAATCGGGAACCGAGAGCGATGTCAGGCTCAACAGCTCCGAACCCGTGTTCACGAGAACCCTATCCTCCCAATCCGGGTCTCCGCCGAAGTAGACCCCCTTCGCCTCCTCCGCTCCTGGGAAGAACTCGGAGTTGAATCCCAAGATTTTATCGGTGCTGATGACATGGACGACGACGCCCTCGTTGCCAGCGATGCCGGGAATCTTCATGTAGAAGCAGTCGTACGGCCTGTTCCCTATGCAGTCCGGCAGGAGGTCGACCCACTTCTCGTTAAGGATTGACTCCGAGAAGTCGCTGTCGAACTCGTACACCTGCATTCCAGAGTCGATCCAGGCCCTCGCCGTCTGGAAGCTGAACATCGACGTTATCGCCTTGCGTATCCCGTCGCTGTCCATCCTCAGCATGTCCTCCATCTTGAGGTTCTCGAGCGTGTGCTCTCGAATCCTGCTGGTTTCGTTGCACCACCTCTCGATTACGAGCTCTCTCTTCTTCATATGCTCTCCTTCCAATAAAAAACCGCCTCTCGGCGGGCTTCAAACAACCATTCACTTTCTCATGGAGGTTCCATCATCTCCTCCTCTTCTCAGCAGACATCGCGCTCTTGCAGAACGGCGGGTACTTGCCCCTCCATCCTGCGTGCCAGCAATCGCACTCCCTCTGGCAGCATCCGATTTTCCTGAGCCTCTTGCACTCTGCTATCGCAGCTGTCTTGTCGCTCCTCGTCGTTACCGTAGCCATTCCTTCCTCCTCACGCAGACGACCTGCAACGTTTCGGGAAGCTCTTCCTGAAGACTCCCCTAGACACCGATACCGCCTTGCGATGGCGGATACGCGCTCCGTCCCTCTTCTCGACGAACTCGTAAGCCGCATCGGGCCATATAGACATCCATCTGTCTGGCTCATCCATGAAGTATTCGGCGAACAGGTCATCGGAAGGAGCGTCCATCCACCAACTCAGCTCGTCCTTGAGGTTTTTCGCATAGACGGAGCATATCTCCCTCATGCGTTTTTCAGCGGCGTTCTCAAGGCAGACCGGCACGTTCCACGGGTCGCTCCATCTCATGTACTCTGCCAGGAGCTCGAGTTCGGTCAATGCAGCTTCGGTTGCCGACGGGTAGCTGTATATCGAACCTCTCACAGACGTCGCCATCTCCCCGCATTCCTCTGGCGAGATGTTCGGCCATGCGAATACGTTACCCCATGCGTCGGTTTCGAAGTCGATGACGTGTCGCAGCTCGTTCATCTGCTCTGACACGAAATCGCTGTCAGATTCACGGATCCACTCCCTGATTTCGTCCTCGATTCCCTTATCGGCCTCGTATATTTCCCTCAGCTCATCCTCTGTCACCCAGCCGACGAGCTTCGACTTGTATTTCTTCATGTTCTCCTCCTACCCGCACTTTATCTCGTGCATCCTGTTTGCAATCTCGACCACGGCGCACCCTTCGCATACGTCTCGCAGCCCCTCGCAGCGTTCATCGCCGCCTTTCATGCATTCGCCGCACACGACGTCGATGGCGTCGAGAACGATTTCCTCCTTCGTCTTCCAAGCTCCTCCGTTCGTGAGGTAAAACGTCTTACTCATGTTCCCTCCAATCGCCTTCAAGAATCCTGTACACTTTCCGCTCCTGCACTGAGTCGCACACCGCCGCAACGATGACGGCGACGAACGGAGACAGGAACACCGCTCCGATTATTGCAAGCAAAAGACTCACTCCTTTCTACTGCTCGTCTGCCAACACGCGCTCCCAGTAGCGGGCGGCGTCGATGAACTCACCGAAGTAGTGGCCCCAATCCCATGAGTAGTGCTTCACGGCTTTGTGCCAGAACAGTTCGAACGCCAGCTTGTCTGCGAATCCGTCAGCATTTCCAGAAACCGACCCGTCTGAGTTGACTTCACCATCAGGAAGTGGTGCCGTGACCGTGAAGTAGCTCCCGATGACGTACTCGAGCCTCCTCGAGTCGCACTTGTGGAGCAGCAGCATCCTCGTGTTGTCTCCCTGTTCGTGCGTTGCCAGGATGATGGTGTTGTCGCTCGTGTAATTGCTCATGCCAAGCTCCTCTCCTCGAAGTATTCTGGTTGATGTTCCCTCGTCCACTCCTGAAGCTCGCGCGTGTCGTCTTCTGTGAACTCGAAGTCCTCTGGCTTCGAGCCGGTCGTCGCCCAGTCGCACGGCGGGTCCATCTCGTACATCGTCATGTTCAGGCGCAGGCACCTGTCCCTGTCGAACACTGGGCAGTTGCCGCATCTCGTTACGTGAATCTCGCTCATTCTTCCTCCTCGTCTAGACGATTGGAACGTCGTGGTCGACGCTAATCGTCAACCCCATGTCTTTGCCGATTTCCTTCACCCCGTAACGGAACATGAAGCCCCTATCTACGCAGTCGAAGAAAACTCCCCAGTCGAAACCGCACTCGATCTGTTCCTTCGCGTAATCGTCGTCCGTCTTCTCTGCGAAGTCCGATGCGATGCGCCTGAACAGCTTGAGAACAGATTCCTCGTCCTTGTATCTGTCTGGCACCTCGTACATCCTCACAGACGTGCCGTGGTCCTTCCAGCTCGAATACCAGCTCGCGCAAATCGTCACAATCATTCTTCCTCCTCCATATCTTCCAGGTAATACTCGACCTCTTTGTGGTCGAGCACGAAGCAGCTCGTGATGATTGCGTTGAAGCTGCACTCGGGGCAGTAGTACACGTCCGTCGCCCTGAACGTGCCGTTTCCCGCATACTCCTCGTCTGGCATGCCGCTCACCCTCATCTTCGTCCCGCAATTCGGGCATTCGATGTTGCCGTCCATGTCGTCGAACGCAAACGGCTCGATGTGCTTCAGGAACTCCTTCTCGTCTTTCATGCTTCCTCCTCGTCGTAGAAATGCCCCGGAATGTCCTCATGTCCGCACTCGCAGCATGTGAGCACAGCCCCGTCGTCCAACATTACGTCGTTCGGGAAGTCGTAGTAGTTCCACCCGTCAGCCGTGATGTGCGTGCACCCCATGAGGATGACAACGCTCGCGTCGAACGCTTCCGTCTGCCCGCATTTCGGGCACCTGTATCCTGTTTCGCTCATGCTTCCTCCCTCTCTATGCTCCTGACCCATATCTCGCTCTCGCCGATGTCGTCGGCCACTTGGGAGAGGTGTCTGTCCAGCCATCCGTATACGGCCGATTCGATTTCCTCCTCAGTGGCACCGTCTGGAACCTCTATCCCGTATTCCATCGACACCATGTCGAAGTACGCCGTCACTCTCATGCTTCATCCCATTCCGCCAGCTTCTTGCCAGTGTTCTTCTCGATTGCGTAGTCGAGCGCCGCCCAAACCTGGTCGCCGCTGAAGTCGCAGACCCAATCGCGCAGCCAGTCAACTGCATATGAGACAATCGAGTCCATCAAGTCGTTCTCCTTGATGTGTTCGAGCAGGCCCTTGTAGCAGGGGTCATCACCGAGCTTTCCCTCTACGTCGTACTCTGGCTCGAACGTCCCGTATACATACTTGTAGTCGATTAGCATAGTTCTTCCTCCTCGAACTCCTCGTGCCTTCCTTCGTACTCGCACTCCTCGCACCGCATGATGCAGCCGTCTGCAAGCTCTGCGTCGTATGACCCTCCGAACCAGTCCCACCCGCCCTCGTGTATGAGGGTCGGTCCAACGAGGACTACTGCGAACGCCGTGAAGCATTCGGTGTTTCCGCACCTCGGGCAGATGTATCCTGTCTCGCTCATGCTTCCTCCTTTGTTGTGAACAGCCTTATAATCCAAGAGCTTCCCTCACAGCTCCCATGACCGCCTTCTCGGGTGACTCGTCGAACCACTGCCCGACCATGTCACCATCTCTGGCGTAGATTTCGCATCCGTAGACGCCTCCATAGCTCGGGTCGTTCATCTCGTCGACGAAGACTTCGAACATGCCGTGGAGTACGTCCGTTCCAGGCTTCGCTTCGGTGCCCCATCCGTACATCTCCCAGCATTTCTTCTCGTTGATTCTCTCGAACCCGTTCATATCGCCCTCCTTGTCAGTTGTAGATGTCGAAGAAGTCATGCTCCTCGCTCCCAAGGCTGCACGTTCTCCGAACATCGGCCACGTGCATGTCGATTCCGCCGTCGAGGTAGCTGCGCTCGACTGCCTCGAACGCCTCCTCCCAATCGTCTGCTTCAACCTCGACGTCTCTGCACAACATCTCCTCAACCGTTACCGTGAACTTCATTCTTCATCACCCTCTCCGTAGAAAACCAGGTCTCTGAACCTCTCCTCGTCGTGCTCGATTGCGCGCAGGACGAGCGGCGACTTGCCCTCGAACCATTCATCAAGCTCCTCGAACGTTATGTCGTAATCGACAATCGGCGAATCCAAGTCGGCCTTGAAGCAGAACCGGCACGTATCGCAGTTCACGTCATCGAAGTGAACGTTCATGTTGATAGCGTCAACGAGTGCGAATATCGGGGACTCACAGTCACCGTCGTACGGTTCGAGTTCAATCAGCTCGTACCATTCCATGTCTGCAACTTCCTTTCCGTAAATAGCGTTTGCGCATTTCTGCAACAGAATCTCCGCTTCGTTCATGCTCACCACCCCTCGTACCAATCTTCGTCTTCCCAATGCTCGCCATCATCGTCATTGATGATCCACCCTTGGTCTGGGTCGCTCTTCGACGGGGCGCACCACTCGTACACTGCCGTCGGGTCGTGGGTTATCTTGATGGGGTATCTCAGGTTCGCGTTATCCTCGTCGTGGCAGGCGAGGACAATGCCCATCGTGCGCTTCCATTCGGCTCCGTAGCGTTCGCGCATCGTCTCGTCATCGACTCCGCCATTGAAGTCGGCGAACAATGCCCGCGCCCTCTCCTCGCCACCGAAGCACCACTCGCACCAATCGGTAGATTTGAGGCCGTCGAAGTCGGCGTAGCCCCTGTTCCAGTCCGTCACGAGGTCGTAGATGTCATGTCCTCCGAACATTCCGTAACCCTCGTAGCACTCCTCCTCGATGTGCCCGCCGCCGAACTCCTTCGGCACGAGCACGTAGCTCTTGCGCGGCCTACCGTCGATGACCTGCTCCTGCGTTTTGCAATCCAACCAGCTAAACTGTCCCATGCTTACCGCTCCTTCCTTAAACCTCGGTTAGCCATATCGCCCTCGGCGTCATCTCGTACCGCTCTGTGAACTCGGCGCCGCAGTCCGTGCATTTCCAGTAACGCTCGAACCAGTGGTCAGGGCAGTTGCCCTCGTCGCTCTCGATTGCGTCCGCATGGTTGCCGCACTTCGGGCAAGTTCCGTCGAAGACGCCCTGCATGAACTCCTCGACGACCGATTTGTCCAAGTGTTCCTCGTTTATCTTCGTGACGCGTTCTTCTTCGCGTGCTATCCACTGGTCGTATTTCTCGCGACCTATGTACTTGTCGATTACTTCGTCTAACGTCATCAGAAGTCCTCCTAATCATCCTCGTCGTCAAGCAACGCTTCCCAATCGCGATACCCAAGACACTGGGCGATGAAGTCCTCCTCGAACCAGAAGAGGTCGTTCACCTGCGTGTCGGTCATGCCATCGGGGTAGAGCATCTCGAGTTCGAACTCGATTTGGTCGAGCTGTCGCCAAGTAAGGTGGCGTGCGCGCTGCTCGGCTCCAGACCAGAACTCGAAATATCTAAGTGGCGTGTTGTGGACCAGTTCCATGTGCTATCCTTTCTCTTGTCGGTGGGGGAGGGAACACTTCCAAACGCACCCTCCCTCGCTTTCCGTCGCTCCAATTCCTCTCGTAGAAGGAGCGCCCCGAAGGACGCTCCCGATTGCCTTGTATGTCTTTCGCTCTAAGCTCGGCGTGCAAGCTCCCTCTGTCCCATGTACCAGAATCCCTTCTGGCTCCAGCGGAAGCCCATCTCGCTCAACTCCTCTTGGTAGGGCTTCGTCTCGCCTGCGACCCTCACGGGCGTGCTGGGCTGCTTGTTCTTGCGGTATGCCGACACGTTCGGCTTGTCCTTGCACCATTCCTGCATCTCCTCGAGGATGCAGTCCAGGCTCACGGTGCCAGCCATGTCGGGCAGCTCGTCTGCTTGCTCGACCTTCAGCCCGTCGATGATGCCGTCAAGTTCCTCCTCGATCCTCGCCTTCAGTTCGCCGCCGAACAGCTCCTCGGCCTTCTTCGCGAACGCCTCGTCCATCTTGCCGCTCTTGATGTCCTCAAGCTCCTTGCTCACCTTTTGCAGCTCGACTATCAGGTCTACGATGCTCGGCTCCTCATTTGACGGCTTCTTGCTCGGAGCCTTGGGCTTCGGCGCCTTCGGTTTCTCGGCTTTCGGTGCTGGCTTCTGCTTGTTCAGCGTCTCGGTGAAGCGTTTCACCATAGGCTCGCTTTCCGCCCTCGCGACGGCGTCCTTGCGGTTCGGGCCGTTGCAGAGCGAAAGGCCGGACTCTGTGTCGATGACGTACCACTTGCCATCGCCGCCCTTGTACACTCCCATCCGCTTCACCGTGTTGTCTGCGAGCAGCAGGTCGAACAGGTAGCCGCTCACCTTCTCTATGCCCGTTGTCTTCTTCGCCGTGAACGTTCCTTTAACCATTTTCGCCATGATGTTCCTCCTAAAAAGGGGAGGAGCCTTGCGGCTCCCCCGTAATCGTCAACTAGATTTTCGTGCGGCTCTTACAGGTCGCCGCTGAGTGCTTCGAGGATGAACTCCTCGAAGATGACCGTCTTCCCTTCCTCTCGTGCGCCGTTGCGCTTCACGAGTTCGTCGGTGAGTTCCTGTGCAGTGTACGGACACCTCGGTTCGAGGTACTCAATCAAAGCCGCATGCCATCCTCGTGTCGCCGCCTCCTTCGCTTCGGCAAGTTGCGTCCTGTACGGCTCCTGCAACTCGAACGAACCATCATCGTTCATAACCCACATACCAGCTGCCACAAGCATCACCCTCTCATGTCAAATGCCCACCAAAATATAAACTCTACCACACGCCGCATCGCATCACTCCATTCCTCCTAGACTGGGTAATCCCACACCAGCTCCCATCAATTAGCAGAGCTCGAACAGCCCCGCCGCTTCCTCCTCTTCCTCGCCGCTGTAGTACGCGCACGCCTTTACGGCAGTCTCCTCGTCGAGGCACTCCGCGTCCCACATCGCGCAATCCTCGTTCATGGGGCACAGCTGGCATGCTTCATGCGGCAACTGCTCCACGAGCTTGCCGATGTCGTCCCACGGCTTGTCCTCGTAGTAGTCGTCCCAACCTCCTTCCCACAGGCTCCCGTAGCTCGACCAGTTGTACTTGGTCGGCAGGTACGTCGTGTTCGAGTAGAACACCCCGCCGTCCTCGACGAAGCTCCCCACGAGGGCCAAGTCCCCCGCGTTGTCGATTATCGCCAGCTTCGACCCGCATGCGCCCTCGAGCAGCTCGATGGCGTCCGAACTGTGCATGAAGCTCGGGTTCATCCGCATCAGGGGAGTGACCACGTCGGCCACGAAGTCCATCGTGTCGCTCCATCCGTCCGCCGTGTACCTCCCGCTGATGACCCCGTTGTGGGCGATTCCGAAGCGCGACTCCATCCGCGTCTTGCGCAGCTCCTCGGGCTCGTCGCTGATGGGGAAGGGGTGGCAGGTACTAGGCTTCACCTTGCCGCTCGTGGCGATTCGGAAGTGGAGGACTACCGTCGTCTCGATTGGGTCGAAGCCCCGCATCTCCTTCTCAAGCGCCGTCTCGAAGTCCTCGAGCCTCATGTATCCCTTGCGGATCCGAACCGTCTTGCCGTCTGCCAGCATGAATCCGGCGCCGTCGGGGTTGGACTGGAAGCACCTCGCCCTCGTCTCCTCGTCGGGCATGGCAGCTCCCATCGGCTTTGCTACGATGATGCACATATCTCGCTCCTCTCTCGGCTCCGATTAACGGAGACCTTTCTCGTTCAGGTAGTTGACCAGGCAGCTCTTCGGGAACTGCTCGGACACGTTCTCCACGACCTCGTCCATGAGGTCGTACCAGCTGACGGACTCGACCCAAGTCGAGCCGTGCTGCTTCACGGTGCGGGCGACTCCATCGACCATCGCAAGGCATGCGAAGTAGGTCGACCATTTCAGCGTCCCTCGGAAGATGCGCCACTCGAACGTTTCGTCGTGCTCGAAGTTGAGGGCCTGCGAGTGCGCCCTCTCGCGCTTCATGGTTCGTGCCTTCTGCAACGGCCCCGCTTCCTTGTGGTGCTCGGCCTTGAGGATGCTCACGTCGTCCTTCTTCGGCTCGAAGTCGACGCTCGTGGAATATCCGCACCAGTGGTTGTCCTGGCGGCGGGAGAAGATGGTGAACTGACGCTCGAAGCGTTGCAGCAGCCGCATCATCTTGTAGCCGCCCGCATCTTGCACGACTGGGGACTTTCCGAAGAAATCCCTGTTCACGTGGACGTGCAGCCCGCATCTCCCGCCGTCGTGGCTCACGAAGCCGTAACGGTGCGCCGTCTCCGAGATATGCTCGTAGATGGAGCGCCACTTCACGTGCTCGGCCAGGCTCATGGGGTGGGAGGTAATCTCGACGCCCTCCTCCAGCGAGCCGTCCTCGGTCATCCAGAAGCGGTCGGGAAAACCTTTGATGTCGTGCAGCTCGTCGCAGTACGACCCTCGGTCAGAGCCGCCGTCGGTTTCCAGCTCGGTTCCAAGGAACAGCTCCTTGCCGAAGAAGGAGATGCACGGCGTCCAGCCGTAGCTGTGCAGGTAGGGGGAGTGGCTCGACCCTCCGCAGTCGGGGCAGTACGGGTCGCCGTACTCGTCGAAGGTCATCTCGTCGTCATCCCACGTGTTGCCGCAATTGTTGCATGTGCTCGTATTGGAGTCCCAACACCAGTCGCAGTAGCGTACCTCGCCGTGGTCTGTGTAGACCCAGTACGGATCCGCGCTCCATTCGTCGCACCTGTCGCAGCGGAAGCAGCCCTCGCATTCGGCGCAGTTCTCGTTGCAGAAGACGCAATCGTCGATTATGAGCATGTCATCGGCGCGATGCCACTCGTCGCAATACTGGCACGTCTCCCACCCTGCTTCACGGGCGCAGTCAGAGACGCAGTAGCGGTTCCCATCGACTTCGACCTCGGGGAAGGAGTCCTTGTAGTACATCTCCCCGCACGATTCGCACCTCCAGCAGCCGTCAGCCAGCGCGGATTCCTCGTCGGCGTAGTGGTGGATTTCGGTATCAACCCTAAGCGCGCCGAAGTCGAAGCGTCGGAACTCGACGTCAAACGGTTCCCCGACGATAATCTCGCCGCTCCACTCGCAGCGGATGTCGCGCTGCTCGGCTTCGATTTTGCGGAGGCGCTCGATGACCTCCGAAGTCGTGACGGCTCCCATCTTGTACAGGGCCGACAGGGTCTCTCGTTGCGTTTGGGTGTACGGCATGGTACACTCCTTTCTCGTCGTGAGGGTTCGACGGTTTTCCAGGCAGACGAACCCTCGGATGTACGCCCCTCTTCGGAGGGGCTTTCTACTTCCACTCGGAGATGTCGATGGTGTTTTCGAGGTCGCACACCCTCGAATCCATCGCCCTCTCCAGGTCATCGCCCTCAATCCCAGCGAGCAGCAGGGCCGTCATGATTGCGGCCTGCTCGTCCTGGGGGAGCGTCCAGATGTGCCTCGTCATCGAGCCACCTCCAGGCAGTTCGTGACCCTGCGGACGATGGCGCGGTCGTCGGCGAGGACGGCGACATCCACGCAGTCGCATCTCACCGGCAGGTCGATGGGGCGGTCTCCTCTCACGAGCCACTGCGCGATCACGCGCTCGAACTCAGCACGAGTCACGTGGCCGTTCGGGAAGTCCATGCCGCGCTCGGCGAACACCTTGGCGAACACCAGCTCACCGTCCTCGATGACCACGACGAAGCCCTCGAAGCCCCTGTCCAGGACAGCGTGCCCTTCGAGCTCGAACCAACGCGCCACAGCCTTCCTCGCCCTCTTCTCCAGTTCCATTTCGTCTCCTTTCTCGTGGGTATGTCCGATGCAGAACGCATCTCCCAAGGCGCTCTCAAGCGCCCTGGAAGGACGTTCTCCCGCGCCCGACCTGGCTCGCCCAAGCCCGTCGCGCGGATGCCTCCATCCAGCTCGGCTCATGAAACCCATCCAAGGTGCTCGTCCCAGGCGAGCTGCCCGTACAGCTTCCCGTTGACGTAGCAGTTGAGCGATTCGTTGAAGTTGCGCTCGTCCAGGGAGACGACGACGGCCATCTCCCCGAGCCGCTCGCTCAGCTCCTCGGCGCGCTCGTTCACTTGCCACACCCTCGAACCGTCCGCCTTCTCGAAATAGCTCGCCGTCTTCCTGTCCATCACGTAGTACCTCATTGCGCGCTCCTTTCCGCCCCGTCACGGGGGCTCCGTTTCTTCGTTGTCGTGGCCGTCGGTCAACCCGCCGACGGCTCCTACAAGGGCAGCTCCCGCGAAAGCGATTGCCACCTCGATGAACTCCCTACGAGTCATGCCCTCACCTCCACGGCCAGGGCCGACTCCAGGCTTTCAAGGGACAGCTCGATTACGAACTCGCCCCATGAACGACGCTTCTCCTCGCGGCGCTCCTCGAACTGCTTGTCGCACTCGACCATCATCAGGCCGAAGATGCTCCTCGGCTCCTCGTACGTCATCCCTCGGCCCTCCTACATCAGCCCGTAGCACACGGGCTCCTCGTCGTCTCGGTACGCCGCGTACGCAGCTTCCTCGCGCTCCTCGCCGCGCCACTGGTTCCAGGGCACGCCCTCCTCGAACTCGATGCAGCCGAATGCAGCCAACTCGGACATGCTCGACTCCCAGGCCATCTCGGCCAGTTCCACTACCTCGCGGATCTCGATTTCGGACATAGTTCTCCCTTTCTCTCTGGTTGGTTGATTGGTTCATGGCGATGTAGCCATGTGGCAACCCTCCGATTGGGGAGGGCTGCCCATAGCTGCACTCGTTTCGAATCGCTACTTCAAGAAGTCCTTGTAAACGACGGCGCCACGGCTGCCGCTCCACTCCCACTTTTGACCCCTAAACGCCTTCTTCACAGCGTTCTTGAAGTCGATGGAGTAACCCGTTCCCTTTTCGCCGCTCATGGTGTAAATCCACGCCCATTTGCCTTCGACGCGCCATTCGGCCTTATCGAAGCCCGCTTCCCACAGCTTCAGCACGGCGTTATCCAGCCGTTCCACCTGGTGTTCCGTGAGTTCGTGGTTCTTCGGGGTGTGGTACTTCCAGCCGTTGTCCAGCACCTTCACGGTCACTTCTGGTTCCTGCGCCTTCTTCGACTTCTTGCCTTTGGCCTTCTTCTGGGTATTCTTCTGGGACTTCTTCGGGGGATTCTTCGGGGCGTCCTCCATCGCCGTTTCAGCCGCCATTCCCTGCAATTCACAGGCTTCTTCGAAGGTCAAAACGCCTTCTTGGATGGCCTGGGTCATGGTTGCCCCTTGGAGGGCGCATGCCTGCTCAAAGGTGATTTTGCCGCTGATGATTGCCTGGGTGTAGTCGATGTTCTTCATGATAGTTTCCCTTCTCTTCGATGGACTTTTGCGCGGGATTGCGCATATCTACCTGCTGAAACGCTATTGATGGAATCAGAAGGCAGACTCCACAATCCCCAGTTGTGGATCCAGTTCGCCCTACTGTCACTAGAGCCGGTTCTGCTGCCGCCATGTAACTAGTCCCTGTTGGGGGTTCCGTTCCCGTGGACTTCATGCATTGACGTGTTAGGGTTCAGTCGTTTTGTCCGCCTATATCGGCGGCCTATACGTTTGCATGTGTTTCTGCCACGCTATAACTAGTCGGGTTACGCAGCGTCTTTATGGAGCATCGGCGCGTTTCGTAGGTTCCTCTACGAGGTGCTAACTTGTGGGGCATGGTTCAATCACTATTGTTGTTTCATGAGAACGCTTTTTGCGTTCGCCCTTGTAGCCTTATCTCATTTGCCCGTGTACCGTAGGGGTTGACGTCTCAAGGACTCCATTCCTGAGAAGACCTGTTAAGCTTCTCGCGCCCGTGCCTACGGGGTGGGGTTTGGCGTTTGGGGTTCTCCCCCGTCTCTATGTCTCCTTCTGTCTCCCTTCTCTTTGTCTTCGCGCTTATCTCGCGCCCTTCGATGGTGCAAATATACGCCCCAAGTGGGGAGTAGTCAAATGGGGAGACTATAGACATGAGCAGGGATGACGTGATAAACCCGCTGGTCAAATGGGGAGTAAAATCGTCGGCTCGCTTCACAATTCCTCCACATATGGGGACTTGTCATGTGGGGAGTGGTACAATGGTATATAGGATAAAATGCCTGATGAATGGGGGGTTATTGTGTATGCAATGAATGCAATGAGAGAAGTATTGCAACGTGAGGGTATACCTGCGCGGCAAGTTGGGCGCGCTATGGGTAAGGGTGACAATTATGTGGCAAGGATAGCCAACAGGGGGAGTGTGCCAAGGTGTGACACAATGGCGCGTATGTTGGACGTGTGCGGCTATAGTTTGGTTGCATTACCGTCTGCTTATGTGCCAAAAGATGCAATAGTAATAGATGGAGACAGTGAAGCTGATAAGGGAGATAGTGCGAAATAGGTATAAATGCGTGTATGACCTGCGAGAACATGAGTCGGAAACCTGTCGATCTTTGCAAAATTGCGGATTGTTTACAGTGTTACCAGGGCGCAAAAGACACAACATGACATGCATGTGTGAGTGCATGCAATGTGCAATGGCGCAATAGATAGCTTGTATGGCATTGCGTCAACGATTACCAGCGAACGTTGACGAGCTGCGAACCGCTGCGCATGCGCTGATACATACATGTATTGCATTGTTGTCTGTATGTTGCTGGTAATGTTTCGGACATGCTGCGCATGGCGTGAGGTATGAACGCATAGGGATGCAATGGAGTATATGGTACATGCAATAGGGGGGGAGTAGGTGTGCATGTATTAGGTGTATATGCATGCATGTATGGGAGGGAGATAAACAACACGCTTTTTTACCTTTGCTGCGCTTGCCTGTAGTGAGCATATAATGAGACAGTTGTCCCTGCATGCGTGTTTGCAAATGGGACAAAAACGGTATCGCGTAAGTGGGTCATATATGGGACATCCGGCGGGGGGTATACCCCCCGTATTTCGTCGCGATTGGCCGGCGTCTAGGGGTT